CATCAGACGCCCTCCTCGACGCGGTGGAGGTTCAACTCCCAGCCGATGACCCGTCGCTTCTTGCGGATCGGGTCCGGCTCGCCGTCGATCTCCCAGATGTGCTCGCCCAGTTCCTTGCTGACGACGCGCAGGCGGTCGCTGTTGCTGAACTCGACCACGTTGCCGTCCTCGTCCCGGTGGTGCGTCATCAGACGCGGACGCGGCTCCGTGGTGACTCTGCCGCCCTCGTCGGCACGCTCGGTCGCCGGGTTGACCTCCAGGCGAGCACGGATCGGCGGCGACTCGGTCGTGACCCGAAGCGTCCGGCCCTCCACCTTCTTCGTGTCCGCCGCCTGCCGCCGCTGGTAGGCACGGTCGACGAGTGCCGACCGCAGCGACATCAGTTCTCCACGACGCCTTGTGCGCCGGTCCAGTCGACCTCGGTCACCTCAAACGCGGGTGGCGTCATCCCCCACCGCTCCCACCATTCGTCCTTCTTGTCGGCCGTGGTCATGCGCCACAGCAGGTCGTGAAGATGCGGGTTCGGGTTGATCAGCTTCGCCTCCGCGACCTCCTTCATGTCCCGGCGCGACTCGTTGTAGCTGCCCGCCCCGAAGCTCTGAATGACGTCGAAGTCGCTGACCGTTTCGACCTGATCCTCCTGGGACTTGAAGGCCAGTTGCTCGACCCGAAGCTGGATCGCCTCGTTCGCCGTGGTGACGTACTCCACCGGCATCGAGCCCAGCGGTCGCCCGGTGACGTCAGCGACGTAGTCCGCTGCCCTGTCGACCAGGATCTGCAGCGGGTCCGGCGAGTCGACGGCATAGTCGATCCCGGCGAAGTCGACCTTCGACCAGGTGCGGATGTCGTCGACGGTCGGGGCGATCACGGGTGGTCCGGGCTGGAGGCTGCATTTCGTGCGCCTCCAGCCCGGCCTCCTTCAGCTACTCGCTCTTCTTGCTCTTGGCGGTGGTGCTCTTCTTACGAGCCGGTGCCTTCTTGCCAACCTCGGACGCGGGTACCGCGTCCTTGAACTGGCGGCCCTTGTCCTCGGCGACGTAGACGACCTGGTCGCCCCGTACCGCCGCTGACAACACCGTCTTGACCTTGGCGGCCTTGGCGACCTCCTTGAGGTCCAGCGCCTCGGTCGCTTCCTCGTCGCGGGGCAGTAGCTGGGCACTCGCCACCGCTGATGTGCGGCGTGCTCGGGCTGCAGCTACGACCTCCTCGGCGCGCGCCTCTCCCTTGCCGAACTTATCGGCCAGTTCGCTGGCGGCGGCTGCCGCGTCATTTCCTGCTGGCATCAGATCACCTTCCTGTCGGGTACCGGCAGAGCGTAGCCACCCTTAGGTGACGATGCTCCTGTAGGTGCCTCGGTGATCGACGACCCCGACTCCGAAGTCCAGACGGACCTTGAAGTCGACGCTGTCCCACTCCCAGGTGTAGGGGTCTTGACCCCCGCCACCGAGAGCGCCGCGAGCCTCCGGGTTCTTGAGGAACACGCTCGGCTCCTCCTTCCCGTTCAGGAAGCCAGCCGCGAAGGCCGGAACCTGCCTGGGGCTTGCGAACAGGTACCAGTCGTTCGCGTCGCTCCAGTAGGGATCACGCACGACAGCGTTCGCAGGGAGGATGCCCGCGAGCGGGTTATCCGTTCCCTTATCGAAGTCGACCGACGTCGAATCGTTGATCGTCGTCCCGGTCTGCTGGGACCGGATGATCCGATTCGCGATCAACTCCAGCACGACGTTCTTGACGGCCAGGGTCTCGGGGGTTACCCGGATCTGGCGTCCGTCCTCGTCGGTCTGGTTCTCCATCGCGGAGATCGCTGCCGCCAGCGCCGTCTCGTCGAGAGCAGCGGTGACCGCGTTGTTGTGGTTGGCGTGGTAGACGGTATCGCCGTCAGGGGCCGTCGGGTTGGACTCGATGAAGGCCATGATCGTCTCGTTGACGAACAGGCCAGCCTCGTAGCCCATGTCCTCGGGGTTGTCCTTGAGCAGGTGCCCGCTGTCGTCGTTGATCGTCGCCTGCCGGGTGACGCTGTAGACGCCCCCGTAGGTGTCGATCACCAGCGACGCGCTGGGACGCTCCGAACGGCGAAGCTCGGGGTACTCCCCGGCGTCACCGACGTAGCCGATGCCTCTGATCCCGTTCAGCCCGCGAACGCGGTGCGGCTGGAAGTTCTGGAGGTTCTCCTTCGCCGTGTACCGCGCGTACTGGGGCATCACCTTCGTGTAGCCCTTGTACATGCTCTGGCTGACCGAACCGTAGAGAAACTCCGGGAAGTCGGCCTTTGTCTGGGCCTCCTCCAGGTCGCTTCCTCGGCGCTCGTCGGCCCAGTCCTTGTATGCCTCCAGCAGCAGAACCGGGCGACCGATGTCTCCGTATCTCGACATGTTGCTTTCGCTCCTTCGTCGCTCGGTTGCGCTTACGCGACCGCGTCGATGTTGTCCTTGGCATCGAGGTCAATCCGCACCTGTCCGGTCGGAACCCCTCGCTCTCCAGCGATCTCGACGACGCGCCCGAAGGGCACGTTGCCGGAGCCGGTCTCCGTCAGGGCGTTCGTCGCGGCGACGATGTAGATCGGCTCGCCTCGGGCGAACCCGCCCACGGTGTCAACCTGGACGACTCCCTTCGTGATGAGGAAGTACTCCTCGTCGTCGGCGATGACCGAATGGGCGCTCAGCGCCGCATCCCAGGTCGCGGGGACCTGCTTCACAGCGACTCCGACGTGGCCTTCCTCCTGGGCTACCTGCCCGTGGTTGATGGCCGCGCTGGTTGCCGTGTTCGTGACGTGGACTCCGCGTCCCGGTCGGTTGTAAGTCGACATGTTCCAGTCGCTCCTTTACTCGTCGTCCTCGCTGGCGTCGACATCGTCGAAGGCGGCGTCGGGATCTACCCCGGCCTCCTCCAGATGCTCGCGCCAGAAGCTCTTTGACTTCGGCTTGGGCTTGCGCTCGGCATCGCTGCCGCTCGGTCCCTGACCCCGGACCTGGGTCGGGTTGAGGTCCGCCAGCACTTCGCGCTGCTCCTCGATGTCGGCCTTGACCGACTCCTGAAGCTGCGTCAGCGCAGGCTCGGTGACCTCGCCGTCGTCGTCGACCTTGTCGACCACGTCCAGCTTGTCCGTGGGGTCACCCTCGATGAGGTCGTACTCGCTGAGCAGCTTGTTGCTCATCTTCTCGGGGAGGTCTGCTTCCTCGATCTGCTTGTGCGCCTCGTCCCGGAAATCCCGAAGCTGAACCGAGCGCTTTGCCTCGGCCTTGGCCTCTTCGATCTCCGCCTCGCCGGACTCGCGCGCTTCCTCCACGCGGGACTCGACAAGCTCGTTGACGGCCTGGGCGACCTCACTCTCGGGGTCACGCAGAGCCTCTAGTAGCTCACTCACTACGTCGCCTCCTTCGGCGTTGTCGCCCGCGTCGGGCGGGTGTTGTTCCTCTTGGAGATTGATGTTTGGGTAGCGGCGCTTGACCGCAGCCCGGACCTGCTTCTTCTCCTCTTCGCTCCCGTGCTGAGCGACTCGCGCCAGGGCGTTGCGCGCGTGCGCCTCGTCCTGAATCGGGTACGCCTTCTTGTCGGGTATGGCGAAGGAGACGGTTGGCAGCGACTTGCGCTGCTTGGCCTTCAGGACGGCCTCTTCAAGTTCTTGCTCGGGGTCGGCCGTGTGGTCGACCGCCTCCAGGATCTCGGCGATCCTGCCGCCAGCGCCTGCCTCGGTGACGGCGTCGACAGAGCCCGGCTGCGAGCGGATACCCTCGACAACCCATGCCTCGCTGCCCTCCATGATCTCGGGCCGGACGTCGGTGGCCTTGGCCTTGATCGAGAACTGGACGGCTTGCGGAAGCTGTTCGACGACGTCTTTGAGATCACGGATCGGACGCATTTTGCCAACAACGGCCCCCGCCTCAAAGCGGTTGTCGCCGGGCACGGTTCCGTCCCACCAACTCTCCTCGATCATCCCGCCGAGGTCTTTCATCGACCGGGGCAGTCCGCCGAGTGCTTTCTTGGCCTCCGGCGAGAGGTGATCCACGTAGACGCGCCAGCCGTTGAACTTGCTCGCGTTCTCCTGCAGCATCTCGGGGCCGTAGTAGTGACGCCCGCGTCCGCCTCCGATTCCGGGACGGATGATGTGGATGGTCACGGTGCCGTCGTCGCCGAGTGGCGTCGGTTTGGCGGCGACCGCCTCTTGCAGTTCCAGGGCGGCCTGCGGTGGGGCTGCGGTTGTGCTCACACCCGGAGCGTAACCGACAATGGACAGTGCGCCCGAGACGAACTTCTGCGGTTAGCAGTCCTCGGGCGGACCGACTTCAATCGAGACGCGCAGTTCGCGCCACGCGACGATGGTCACGCGCAGGCAGTCGGCGGCCCGTTCGGCGGCGTTGATGGCGTCCTCGCCCGGCCATGTGATGGTCTTGCCGTCGGCTGTCAGGAGTTCGTAGCGCCTCATCGATGTCGCTCGATCCAGATCGCGCCCCTGCCGACGATCCGCGCGACCGCGCGCCCGAGCGGAGGCGAGGCTGCGGGCCGTATCGGCTGGTCGCTGTAACGCGGCGAGGTTGCTCGCAGGTTCTCGGCCACCTCGGGGTCCGCCGCGTGCAGGCCGTCCGCGAGCCGGACATGAATCGCCCGGTCGACGGTCCGCCACCGAGCGCAGGGCGAGGTGAAGCTCATGCGGGCACCGGCTCTTTGTCCTCGGCTGCGCGGGCGGCGAGGGCGACGTCGAAGCGGTTGAGCCGGTCCTCGGCCTGCGCCTCGGTGATCGCCTGCGCGGCCTCGCCCTTGGTCATCTCGCCCGCCTTGGCCTGTTTGCTCTGCTTGCGCTTGCCGAGCGCCCATAGGAAGCTGGCCTGCCCCGCTGTCGCGTCGTGCTCGTGCCAGGCGGCGCGCTTCTTGTTCAGGCCCCCGGCCTTGCTGCGCCGGATCATCTCCTCACCGATGCCTTGCGCGTAGCCCAGGTCCATGCCCGAGGCGATGACCTTTGCCCTGCTCTCGCCCATCTGCAGGACGCGGAAGCCTCCGTCGTGCGGGTCGAGGACTACCAGGTCGTCGCCGCCCAGGCTGAGCACCCAGCGGGTGTCGCCCTCCGGCTCGACCTTGATCCAGCGCACCTCGCTGCGTGCGAAGAGGTTCTTCTCGGTGACCTTCCGCTTGCCGATCTTGGTCTGCTTGGCCTCGTACTCGGCGACCGCCTCCTCGATGGCCTTGCCCTCCTCGTACTCGGTGGCGTCGATATCGAAGATGCCGGGGAGGTTCATGGCCTTCAGGTCGACCTCCGCGCCGCTGAAGTCGAGGATCATGCAGTCCTCCTTGCCGGGGTGGATGCGGGTGCCCCGCCCGACCATCTGGACGTAGAGCCCGCGCGAGCGCGTGGGCCGCGCGACGACGATGGCGCTGACGCTCGGCTCGTCGAAGCCCTCGGTGAGCACGCCGCAGTTGCAGATGACCTGCAGCTTGCCGCTCTTGAGGTCGGCGAGTAGCTGCCGCCGCTTGTCCGGCGGCGTGGTCGCGTCGACCGCCCCGGCGGGGATGTTCAGCTTGTTCAGTTCCTTGGCGGTCGCGTGCGCGACGTCGACGGTCGGGGTGAAGACGATGCCCTTGCGATCTGAGGCCATGTCCCTGTAGGCCCGCGCGACTTGGCGGTCGGCGAAGGTCTCCTCCATGAGCCGCCCGAGGTCGCCCGCCTGATAGTCGCCGCCGCTGACCTTGACCGTGCGGAGGTCGAGGCCGTCGATCTGTACCTGGTAGCCCTTCAGCGAGGCGAGGTAGCCGCCCTCGATCATCTCCAGGATCGAGCGGGCGTAGACCGTCGTCTCCCACACCTCGGCGAGATCCTTGCTGTCGGCCCGCTCCGGCGTCGCGGTGACGCCGAGGATCAGGGGCGAGTCGTCGAGGTGCTCGATGATCTTCAGGTAGCTGTCGGCGGCGGCGTGGTGGGCCTCGTCGATGACGACCGTGTCGAACTTGGTCGGTAGTTGCGCGAGGCGCTTGTCGCGGGAGAGCGTCTGGACGCTGCCGACGATGATCTTCGCGTCGACGTCGTTCTTCTCGGCCTTGACGGTGCCGATGCTGTCGGCGAGTTCCGGCGCGACCGCCGCGAGCTTCTCGGCTGCCTGCTGGATCAGTTCGTCGCGGTGCGCGAGCACCAGGGCGGTGCCTCCCCGCTTCTCGATGGCCCGGCTAAAGACGACGGTCTTGCCGGTGCCGGTCGGCAGGACGACGAGCGGCTTCTGTACGCCCTTGTCGAGAGCCTTCTCGACGGCGTCGATGGCCTCGTGCTGGTAGGGGCGTAGCTGGATCATGCGGCGGGTTCCTCTCGGTCGGTTGCGCTATCAAATGTAGCACATCGAGTCGGACGTATCAATCGGTGCATCGCTCGCAGTGTCCGGTGGCGTCCAGCCGGTCGAAGTCTGCCCGACCGCACTGCAGGCAGCGGATCGGACCCGCCGTGGCGCGCCGCCTCCCTTCCAGCCGCCGAGCCTTCAGGGCGTTCGTATTCTTCCGGCGGGCATCGTGGCGTCGCCGCTTCGTTGACGTCTTCATGCGCGGTCCTCCTTTAGGGCGTTGTAGGTGTCGAGCCATCCGTCCATCTCACGCATCAGGTCGGCCTTCGCCTCCCGCAGCGCGGTCTGGACGTCCTCGGGGTCGAGGTCGCGCCATCCGGGCACCTCGGCGTCGAGCGCCGCGACCATCTCGGTCGGGGTGATCGCTTCGTCTCCGATGATTCGGTCGGCTGCCTTGCGGAGTTCGGCGAGCGTGGTCATCCGAGGTCATCCCAGGTGCAGTCGGTCGCGGCCTTGTCAGGACGCATGCGCTTGAAGTTCGGGCTGCGGAAGCCGCCGGTCGGCATGCGCTCCTGGTACTTGATCTCCATCGGCTGCCCGATGAAGTCCTCGCCCTTGTCGGTGAAGGTCTGCCGCATCTTCATGCTCATGCCGCTGCACTTCCCGGCCTCCAGCAGATCGCCGTCGGCGTTGTAGAGGCCGAAGGTGATCGCGCCGATCATCCCGGCGAAGCCGTTCTTGCCCGGTGTGTAGCCGGTGATGATGACGTCGGCGTCGAGCGTCGGCTTCAGCTTCGTCCACCCTGCGCCGCGCTTGCCGCTCGCGTAGGGCGCGTCGAGCGCCTTCAGCATCATGCCCTCAAACCCTTGGCTGAGGAGCGCGTCGAGGCTCGCTTGCGTCGGCTCGATCTGCGGCACCAGTTGGATGCCGTTCCAGTCGCCGCTGTCGAAGATGGCCTCCAGCAGCTTGCGGCGCTTCTCGTAGGGGAGGGCGCGCGCGTCGATGCCGCCGTGGGCGATCAGGTCGAAGGCCATCAGCGTGATGTGCTCGCTGCCGACCGGCTTCTGGCTGCTGAGGAGGCTCTGCACGTTGCCCCAGGTCTGCATGACCTTGCCGTCCTCGATCTCGATGGCGACCGCCTCGGCGTCGAGCCATGTTCCTGCGGGCAGGTTCTCCGCAAGCTCGGCGGCGTGGTCCGGCAGGGCTGCCGGGACGAGGTTGGCCGTCCGCGTGTAGAAGTGGACGCCGTTTTCGGCGACGTGGATCAGGACTCGCCACCCGTCCAGCTTCGGCTCGGCGGCGTGCGGGCGCGCTCCGGCGAGCACCTCGACGGGCGGCGCGGACTTGCCCTTCGGCTTCTCCGCGTTCTGCGCCAAGTCCTTCGCGCTTGTCGGCGCTGTCGGCGCGGTGGTCGTGGTGGTCATCGTTCCTCCTTGGTCGGTGCGCTATCGAATGTAGCAGGTTGGCTCGCCATAAGCAACGCGCGACGGGTCGCGCCGTCCGGCTCGGTGTGCTACATTCGTTAGCGCAACCGACCAGGAGGATTCCCGATGACCGACGAGACCCGAGCGTTCCTGTCCCACCTGACCGTGGACGGCGTCGCCACCCTTGGCGATGTAACCGTCGTGGCCGAGGTCGACCCTGCCGACCGGCCTGTGTACCGGGTCGAGTGCCCTCGGTTGGAGGAGGGTCGCACCGTGTCCTCGCTGCAGGCGGCGACGATCATCGCCGAGCGGCTAGGCGAAGGTGGCGAGCAGGTATTTGCCTGCCGTCGCTGACTTGCGACGGCCGCCCGTACCTGCTACATTCGTTAGCGCAACCGACCAAGGAGGCTGATCC